GCCCAGGTCGTACAGGTGCAGCCTGGCGAATCCATCGACCGTGCGAATATGGTGCGCGCTATAGATCGGCCGGTGCACCTCCAGCCACATCTTGATGATCTCGCGTAGCGTTACCATTGGCTGGCCGCCATTGTCGCGCGCCACCGCGGCGTCGTAGGCGCGCCGGGCCACGGCCTCGGCCCGGGTCTTCGACGCCTCGCGCGTCGTACGCTGCACACGCTTGCCGCCCACCTGGAAGCGGTAGTGCCAGACCTTCGATTTGCCCGGCTTGAACACGTCCACGCTCATTTTGTCTCCACGATGTCGATGCCATGCAGCGTTTTCATGAGGTGCCGCTTGATCTTGTAAGCCTCGGTCAGCATGCCCTTGACGTCCTCCACGACCATCCGGCCGGTCGCGTGGTCGCAATACTGGAAGTCCGCCCGGTAGATCAGGCTGCGCTTCAGCTTGCCGCCCACGACGGCCTTCGGCGCCAGCACGAACGACACCTGACGGGTGAGCTGGCTGATTCCGCCAGCGTGCTGCAGCTTGAGCAGCACCTGGTAGCGAGCCAGTTCGGCCCGCGAATCGAATTTCTCGCCGTTCAGCGTCGCCTTCGAATTGCCGTACTTCGGCTTTTTCTTGGTCGCGCCAGGCTTCCTCCAGACAATACCCGTCATGGCCGCCGCTCCAGCATTGCCGTGACCGCGCGGACAATCGCGAGTCGCACGGCATCGTCGAGATTCGCATGGTCAGCCAACTGTTCGGTGAATCCCTCGTGCATCTGGCTCGTGCTCGCCAGCGCAGTGACGGCGGTGTCGCCGTTCACCCACTGCAATTCGATACCATAGGCGCCGATCAACGGACCCGTTGGCCGCCAGTCACGACACCAGTCCGGCACAAGCGCCTGACCGCGACAACTCGGCGCGCCGGCCGGTGGTGTACCGAGCAGCGCACCACCCAGGGCAAAAAGATTGGTCCAGCCAAAGAGTGTGGCCAGGCGCATGTTCGCTGCGTTCATGATTTCGCTATTTACCAAGTGGCGCTCCAGAATGAATTGTCGGTTGCATATGATTTTTAGTGTCATCCGTCAAACTTTGACCGGCCCTGCTTCGCTTCAGTCTGCGGCGGCGGGGCGCCCGACCAGGCCGAAAAGCGGCATGTCGGTCCATCAAACATCAGGTGCACGTCGCCGAGCGCACCGCTGCGCTGCTTACGGATCATCACTTCGGTGTAGCCGCGTAGTTGTTCGACGCTTGGGCTGTGCATTTCGGGCCGGTGCACGAACATGACGATATCGGCGTCCTGCTCGATCTCGCCCGAATCGCGCAGGTCGGACAGGATCGGCCGACGGTCGGCGCGGTCTTCTGACTTGCGGTTAAGCTGGGCCAGCGCGATCACCGCCACGTCCAGCTCTTTGGCCAGTGCCTTCAAACCACGCGAGTAGGACCCGATCTGGTCGGCGCGCTTATCGCCCTCGCCGCCGCTCATCAGGCCGATATAGTCCACCAGGATGGCGTCCAGTCCATGCTTGCGCTTCCAGGCCTTCGCTTTCAGTCGGAGTTCCAACAGCGTGATAGCCGCCGTCTCGTCGATCGAAAACCGCACATCGTCCAAGCGTCCAATGCCGGCGCTGATTCGGTTCCAGACTTCTTGCTCGTCGTCGCCGATGCGCCCCATCACCTTAGTCAGGGCAACGTTGCCGCGGCTCGCCAGCGCCCGGCCGGCGATCTCCTGCGAACCCATCTCCATGCTGAACATCAGCACGCTCAGGTTCTCGGCCAGGTTCAGGCCGACGTCAGCCGCCAGCGCGGTCTTGCCCATCGATGGGCGGCCGGCCACGATAATCAGCTGGCCCTTGCGGAGGCCTCCATTGAACATGCGATCCAACTCCGGGATGCCTGTTGACATGGCGCTCTCGTGCCCCTCGGCCCGCTTCGTCATGCCTTCGATGAAGTCGAGCAGCACCTCACGAATCATGCGTGGCTCATTGCGCACCCGGCGCTCGGCTAGCGAGGTGATCATCGATTGCATCGAGTCCAGCACTTGGTCGGCGCTCTTGCCCGCAGGCCGAAAGGCCAGGCCGCTGATCTGGTCCGACACCTGGATGATGGCACGCAGCAGCGCGCGGTCGACCACGGTTTTGGCGTAGGTGGCCACGTTGGCGGCACTGGGCACGCTCTGCGCGATCTGGTTGAGGTACGGGCCCAGGCCGTCGATAGACGCGCCACCACGGCTCTGGAGTGCTGCCCAGACGGTCATTGTGTCGGCCGGCTGACCCTTCGATACCAGATGCACAATTTCGGTATAAATCGTGCGGTGATCCTCTCGATAGAAGTGTTTGGCCTGCAGGTCGCCCACGCGGTCAAATGCGTCATTGAAGCGCAGGATGGCACCCAGCACGGCCTGCTCGGCCTCGATGCTATGCGGCGGAGCCGCCAGGATGGTGGGATCGTTCACGCTGCTTTCCTCGTGTGTTGGCCGCCGGTGGCCTTGTCGAAGCCCACCCGGCTGATCAGCCAGTCGAAGCCCACGTGCGGCGGCAGATCTGCATTTTTCAGGACCCAGGGGAAGACGCGAGCAATGAAGTCGGGCTTATCCGAGAAAGTCATGAAGTCGCGTATCGCCGCGGCACGTTGAGCATCGAACAGCACCTCAGAGACGGTGCCAAGCTGACCACCCAGGACGTCGTTGAAGAGCTGGATCACAGCAAGCTCCTCGTCGCTATAGGCGGTCTGGATCTCGTCCATCCATCCTCCGTTGTTGATCCAGCTGGCCGGGTGCGGGATGAAGCCTTTGCGCCAGTCGCCCGATTTCATGGCCCGCTCCAGGCCGACAAGGATCGCCGCCATTAGCTGCTCGTCAGGGTTCAGTTTCGCGAAGGCCTTCTCGGCCGCAAGGCGCGACTTCTTGCGCGGATAAGCTGCGTAGAAGCGATCAAAACGGTCTTGCAATTCCTGGTTGGCACCCGTCATGGCCCGGCGTTGTTTCTTGCCTGCTGGTAGGTCGTCAACCGAATCGCGTTCCGCTTGCGGAGCGCAAGATGTTTTCTTTTGGTGGTTTTCTTTTGGAAGGTTTTCTTTTGTGTGTCCCGATTCGGGACTATCGACCTGTCCTGATTCGGGACTAGTGGCGTCCTTATTCGGGACTAGTCCCAATTCGGGACAGGTGTCCTTATTCGGGACTAGCGCAGCGTCAGCCGGCAAATCGCCACCCTCGCCTACTTGTCCCAATTCAGGACTATCCACCTGTCCCGATTCGGGACTAGTCGGCAAGGCCCTCATCTGCTCGGCAGTGATCCATTTACGATGGTCCTTTTGAATACTGATGATCGACCCAAAGCGGCCAGGCCGTTTGTTGATCACGTTGCGCAGTGCCAGCAGGTTCAGCGTCGTGGTGACATGCTGACGCGTGATGCCGCACATCGCGCCGATCTGCGAGGCTGACATGTCGTCCTCCTTCTTCCCGTACCCGTACGTCTTCCGAAATATAGTGAACACGATCGACTGCTCACGATGCGAAAACCCAAAGCCAAGGACGCTCTCCATGAGCTCGTTGGCCAGCATCGTGAAACCGTCTTCGAGTTGCGGCGTGTTGCTCATGCAGGGCGGTCCAATCCCGGATAGAGCCCACCCAGGCCACGAGCCACGCGGTCAGCCTGCAGGGCCTTCTCGCGCGCCAACTGGAGGCCATTCAAGCGTTTCGCCTCCACTGCGGCGCCGGCGGCCGTGAGTGCAACGCCCGCCACGGTACGCACGTTGCAGCCAGGCGTCGGATATGTAATCAAGTATTCGCCGGCGGCGTTCTGCCCTGTGCATTCATGCTTCAGCATGCTCAGCCCCGTTACGTGACGAAGCTGCGGCCGGCAGCACGCGGTTCAAAAAGTCGCGAATGACCAAAGCTTCGGCCTGGGTCAACTCTTCCGTCGTAACACCGCCGCGCCGCAATTCGAACACGCCATCCAGCCAGACACCGCAGCGGAGTGGTGGTGCCGCGTGCGCAGGTGCGGCCGGTGCCGGTTCTGGCGCATCAGCTGGCACTGGTTTGGAGGCCTGGCGCTTTACCTTTGGCACCGCCGGCGCTGGGGCTGGCACATCGAACGGCGAGGCGCCCGGCAGGCTCAACGGGCCGCCGAACGCGGGTTGGCGCTTTAGTTTGCGCAGCGGCTTGCCATTACCCGGCCTCCACTCGTGGCCCACCTTCACCACTCGCCCGGCCTGTGCGTCTTTACTCAAATAGGTGGACGGCCAAACGTCATCCGGCAGCCCCATGAGCGCGCGCAGTTGGGCGTCCGTCGCGCTGCCGTGCGTTTCAATGAAGGCCAGGGCGCGTGCGGCGCGGCCTGGCTCGTCTTTGGCTGGCTTGGTCGCTGGTGCTGGCGTGTCGACCGGCGCGGCGCTGGGTGCCGGTGTTGGTGCGATGGTAGGTGCTTGAGTAGGCACCTCCGGCACCGTCTGCGCAATAGGTGCCACTTGGCTGAGGATGTGGCCCAGTAGTTCCGAGCCCTCGCGCGAGCATTTGAACTGCTCGCTCAGGTCATAGACTTGCGCGGCGTGACCGTTCGGTGAAAAGCCGCTGCGCTGCACCACGTTGCCCATGGCCACCAGGTAGCGTAGCTTCTCTTTCACATCGTCCAGCTCCTGATCCAGCGCGTCGGCGATCTGCACCGGGCGGATTTTCGGGGTCTTGGCCATAAGGGCATAAATTTGTTGGTCATCCATGTCAGGTCTCCTTGATGCCGAGGCGCTCGCACTCGGCGGAATAATTCAGCCAGGTCTCTACCTCGGCGCCATTCTTTTTAACCACGTGTCCGTGCTTGTCCCGCTTGATCCCGCGTACCATCACGACGGGGTTGCGGACTTGGGCGGGGTTGGTGCCAAGCCAGTCGGCGCAGAACTGCGGCGCGTCGAATTCCGGACTGACCTTGACGGGCCGCTTGCCGTCGCCGAATAACTGGTCGGCGAGCGCATCGCGGCGCGCTGCCCATTCCGCTGGGGTGAAGTAGCGACGCTCCCCGTCCACCGTCTCGTAGGGAGCCACCTTTTTCGCGGCATTGGCCTTGCAGATGCTGTGGCTGATGCCGTACACGCAGAAGGCGCCCATGATCAAGCCCCCCCCCAGATCGATAAATTCGATATTCATTTCACCAGTCCTTTCGGTCGAAGAATTTGATGTATGCGCGGCACTCGGCCAGCAATTCGCGCTGGGTGCCGTAGCGCGCCTCGAAGCGGGCCTTGTTCGGATGGATCGCAATCAAGGTCTTGTCCTCGCCGGTGTTCTGCTGATGGTGTCCGGCGCATAGCGGCAGCGCCAGCTGGTGGCAACCGGGCTTCGTGCGGCCATCGATGTGGTGGATGCTCACGTACGTGTTGCACTTGCCATCCTTCATGCAGGCGATGCAGCCCAGCGCGGCCAGGCGGTCATGCAATGCGATGTCGGCCGGCGTGCGTGGGCGTTGGCGCGTCTTCATGGCGGACTTGCGCGCCGGCGCGCGGAGCAGCTTCGACACCTCGCGGGCCTCGATGCGAATGCCGCGCGCGAAGCCGGTGCGCTTCATGGGCGTGGTGCTGGGGTTGAGCGAAGAACGCTTCATGCTAAGATTTCCTTTTGATAAGGAAATCCGATGGACGAAAGGCGGGAGTTAAGGCGCAAGGAATGCAGCCAAAACGGCATACATTGGGCGCGCGCTTCAATCGGCACTTGGTCAGATGGCGAGATGAACCTGGCCGTCAGAGAATGGGTAGACGAATTTGAATCAGCGGCGCGCAGTAAAATCGAAGCACAGCAGCTCGAACTGGCGGAACGGAGTGTGTTGGCAGCTGAGTCCTCATCTATTGCGGCTGCTGAATCAGCAAAGACGTCAGGCACATCGGCACGGGCAGCACTCTTCGCGGCCTTTGTTTCAGTACTGGCGCTTATCGTTTCGATTGTGTCATTGAATAGATAAATGGAATTCACGGCGCCCTCCGCGCGCAGCGAATGCACACCGTGCTGCCGGGTGAAAATTGTCCGACTGAGCGCTGCCGGCGGCACTCGCCGGTGCAGGTGCGCATGGTGAAATACATCGGCGGCTTATTGTCGGCCTGAATGGCGCGGTGCTGGCGCTCTGCGCGGGCGAGGTCGTACATCATAATTCCGCCTCCGAGAATAGCCGCGGCTGCACGGCGCCATTCGCATACACCGTGTCCATGATGGTGGTGGCCAGCGGCTCGTCGCCATCCCAGCCGTCCGGCCAGGTCTCCAGCGCGATCAACTCGCGGATGCGCGCCTCCTCCTCGGCATTAATCAGATCGATCTCTGGCCGACCGGTGGAGCGCGCCGCTGCGTTCACAGCAGCCTGAATGCCCAGCACGCGCTCCAGCCCCATAAGCCTGGCCTCGAACGTCAGCGGCCCCATACGCTGCGGGTTGGCCGCAATTTTCCCGCTCTTGAGGATTTCCAAGCCAGCCTTGCGAAGGCGGTGTTGCGGCAGGCGCAGTTCGCGCCACAACAGCTTGATGCCTTTCAGCGGCTCCAGATACGCCCATTGCGGATTGGTCAGAATCGTGTCGAGCGCTTTGTCCTCGGCCGCCAGCGGGCAGCCTATGCAGCCCGTGCGTGCGTTGACTTCCTCGGCCTCGTCCCCACCGTAAGCCTCGGCGATGGCGGCTGTACTCCAGTCGCCGAACTCGGCCTGCGGGGCCCAGTGACGCAGCCACTCCCACACGTGGCAGACGCGCCAGTGCAGGAGCGGCGCCAACGTGGCCAGCCGGCCGCGCAGCCCTTTCGCGTTGGGCAGAACCTGCTGATACCAGCCCTGCCCGCACTCCGCGCCATCTTTTCCGCAGCTCATTTCGATGCGCTGGTCGCGGATCGCGCTCTCACCCTGGCGCACGCCGGTGATCATCAGGATCTGGCCGTCCAGTTGGTCCAGCCGGTCGCGCAGGGCGTTCTCCATCGGGGTGATCTTGATCTGCCCCGTGCACCAGCGCAGCGTGTTGTTGTTCGGCGGTGGCACGCCGCGGCCCAAGATGTAGACCATGAAGCGCTTATCCATTGGCGCCATTACGATCTCAACGCGGATGCCGCGTTCAGCCAGCTCGTCCATGATCTGGCGCGCGGCGATGGCTAGCGGCGGCAATTCCTGGCGTGTGTCGGCGTAGAAGACCGTCAGCGACTTGGGGCGCGGGATGCGACCGGTGTCGAGCAGCCAGATGATCAGCGTCAGGGTTGCGCTCGAGTCCTTGCCGCCAGACCAGGCGATGCCCCAGTGGTCGTGCTCGGCGCAGTAGGCCAGCAGAGACTGAATTGTCAGTTCGATGGAATCGGTCATCTGCAGGCGCTGGGCGCCGGCCGCGAAGATGTCACCCTGGTTCATGCCACCATCCTCACGCCCAACTTCAGCATTAACAACGCGAACTGCAGCTGGGCGATGCGCTGCATGTGTGCGTGCACGGGACGCGAAGTGAAGGTGACCATCGGGGCGCCGGTTGGCATGGCATCGCGCTTGACGGCGGCTGGATTCATGGAGCACTCCCATCCGGCTGGAGCCGGCGATCGGCCATTGGCATGGCCTGCGCTGCAGCAGCGATGGCCGCTTTAGCCTTCAGGCGGGCCAGGTGCGCATCGATGTTGTGCAGCGCGGCGGCTATGATCTTGTCGGCGAGGGCGCTGCCCTGCAAAGGATTGGTGCTCATGCTGCCCTCCCGGTGAGCTCGCGCTCGTGGCCAAAATTCGCTTCAATTAGGGCGCGCGCCATGGGTGGGCACACGCTGTTGCCGCACATGCGGACCTGGGAACTCTTGGTCAGCGCGCGCCACGGAATACTCTTCACATCGGCCACCTGTTCGCCGTCCACGAACAGCTTTTCCCAATCCGGCACGCTGTCGATGATGTAACTTTCGGGGAAGCCCTGCGCCCGGAAGAGCTCGCGCGGCGCTAGCATGCGCAGGCCGATGTCTACGATCTGGTAGTCCTGGCCGTGGATCGCGACCAGGCCGAAGCGATCCTTACTGGTGACCGTATGTAGCGGCTCTTCCAGACGCGGATCCTGATCGCTGCCGTAGTACTTGAGCAGGAAGGCGCGCACTTCGGCGTGGTGCTGGCCGCCGGCACTGATCGTGCCCAAAGGCTCGTCCATGCCGGCCGCCGTGCTGGTGCCGCGCAGTTTCACGAGGCTACTGGCCACGAGGGCTGACTTGCCGCCACCGCCCGCGGTGATCGTCCCCAGTGGCGCATCAGCTGCATGGCCGACGCTCTGACCCATGTCGCGCTGGATGTGCGCCGTGACCAGGCTGTGGTGGTCGGAACTCGTGACGGTGCCGAGCGGGGTATCTAAATCCGATCCAACCACGCCGGTGTAATGTTTCGCGAGGAATGCGGTGGCGAGCGCTGTGTCGCCTTTCGCGGTCATCGTCGCCATTGGCTCATCGGCGCCGCGCGGCCGACTATCACCTGCCCGCCCGCCAACGCCGACCAGCGACGCGGCCACCATACTAAAATGGCCACCCTTCACTTGTGCGCAGATCGTGCGCAGCGGCTCGTCGACGGGCATCACGCGCTGGTTGGTGGCGTTCGCGTGCTCGTTCAGGAAAGCCGTCACCAGGGCGTGCTTACTCTCCCCAACGACTGTACCCAACGGCTTCTCGATATCGAGCGCTCGCGGCGCTTGGCCTTTGCGCTCGCCGTAACCGACCTGAACCAGCGTCGCCACCCCAAGGGCCTTCTCACCGCGCTGCGCACCGGTGATGGTACGGAAAGGATCGTTCACTGATTCGCTGCGGTCGCCGCCCTGGTGCGTCACAGGGACAATGGTTGGCAACACAATGGCGCGGTGGTTTTCGGTCGTCAGGGTGCCAAATGGTTCAGCCGTTGACTTCGGCTTACCAGAGTAGATCGGACCGCCCTGCCCTACGATGAACGGCTCAGCCGCGTCTACCACGTAGCGCATGATGCCCTTGGCGATGCGGCGCAGCGTGGCCTCGGCCAGCGGCTTCTTGCGGTCGAATATGGATGGGCACGGCAGCGACCAGTCGATGCACTCGGTGGCAGTACGGTGCGGGCGCAACTTACCCTTTTGGACCGCGGGCGTCTTCGGCGCGCCATGTGTTGGCGTGGGCCAGAAAATTGGTCGCCCATCGCGGCGTGCGATCATGAATAGACGCTTGCGGATCGTTGGCGTGTCGTGATCACTGGCACGCAGCTCACGGAACTCGACTGTGTAGCCAAGACCCGCGATCAATGCCTCGATCGGGACGTCGTCACCCAGTATTTCATGAATCTCATTGAAATCCGGGTGATCTCTGGGCAGGCCAATGGTCAGCACATCTTTAAATGCCTCGAACGTCCGTCCCTTGAACTCGGGGTCAGGATACAAGTAACCATCGTCGCCGATGATCAATGGCCCCCAAGTTTTGAACTCCTCCACATTCTCGAGCATGATGACGCGAGGCTTCGATTTATAACCCCAACGCACGGCCACCCAGGCCAACCCGCGAATAGCCTTCAAAACGGGTGTGCCACCCTTGGCCTTACTGAAATGTTTGCAGTCCGGACTGAGCCAGACCAGGCCGACCGGCTGGTTGTTTGTGACCTTGATCGGGTCCACATCCCACACGCTTTCGCACAGGTGCTTCGTGTGCGGATGGTTCGCGGCGTGCATGGCCAGTGCTTCCGGATCGTGATTTATGGCGATGTCGACCGGGCGCCCGAAGGCCCATTCCAGGCCGGTGGACGTTCCGCCGCCGCCAGCGAAGTTGTCGATGATCAGCTCATTGCCCAGGTCGAGCTGCATGCTCATGAGGTCGCGCTTCATTGCTCGTTCTCCAGGGTGATGGAGATGGGGCGGCAGCTATTCGCGCACGGTGGGCTTTCGTGAATAAGCGTTACTGGCGACGGGAATCCCATTGCCGCCCGAAGTTCTTCGGCGGAGAACATGCGCATTGGCTTGATGGGATCGACCAATTCCCATTCGGTGGGTTCGCCCACCACTGTGATATCGCGCTTCATGCCCGCGCCCCGTGCGCAGCTGGTGCGCCGAACAATGCCGCAACCAGATCGTCGCGGAAAGCCTTGAAGCGGTGCAGCCGGGGCACGAACGGCTCGTCGTCACGTGCGATATGCAGATGGCGCGACGGATCGGCCAGGCAGCGCTCCACCAGCGTGCGCGATGGCGCCGGGGTGCGTGGCGTCGGCGGGACGCTGATATCGGCCATGAATTTTGCGATCTGCTCAGGGCTACCAACCAGGTGGAACAGCGGTACGCGGCGGTCGATGTACGTGCTGACCTTGATCAGCCCGGCCGCGCGCAGCTCGCGTACGAGCTTCTTCGCGGCGCCGCGGGTGCAGTCAAGGGACTGCGTGGCCTGGACCGTGGTGATGTCGTGCCGGCCGAGCTCAGTGAGCAAGGCTGACAGCATATCGATGCGGTGCTGGGTGCGGGATGGGATTGTCATGGCTGGCCGCCTTGGTGCTCGTCCTGCCGCTCCATGGCCTCACGAAGCAGGCCTTCGTAGTGTTCGCGGGGCATGACGTGGCCCGGCTGGGTCGGTAGCGTCTCCGCGCCATGCTCTTGTGGGATATGCGGCTTACTCATGGGGTCCTCGGCGTTGGTGGTGGCGGCCGGAGCCGCCGGGTATTTCTGTCTCAGAGCATCTTGTCGATGGCGTCTTCGAGATTCACCTGAGCGAGGCGCAACTTGCGACTATTCTCTGGGGTCCTCTCGGCGTAGTAGGCCTTTTGAGCTTCCCTGAACTTCTTCGCCATCGCTACTACCCTTTCCTCTGGAGTGGCGTTTATTGGGCCACCCCTAGCGCTCGGTGGGTGCATAGGCTTCCTCAGGTGGGTTCGTACCGCCTATGCGGCGGACTCGCTTTGCTTCCAGACCAGCCGGCGATTACCTGACAGCCCTTCCAGTACTATCGTTTCAGGGACGAAGCCGGGCCGGCGAGCTGCCGTAGTTCACCCGGCTGCCAAACGACGGCAGACCGAATACCTGTCCTAACTTGGACCATTCATCTTTGCCTGCTGATGAGCTAATCTCTTCCTCAACCCACCGCTTAAACAAACAATGAACGGCACTGCTATGAGAAAGACCGATCCTTTTGCACTTGGCTACGGCGGCGTCATAGACGGCCTTGGAGGTGTAGCCTTTGAGCTCCAGGTTGCGGACTTCCGATTCGCTGCGCTTACCCATTTCATTTCTCCTAGTGATGCGGACTTCAGGACTTCGGGACTTCTACTGCGGGTGTTACGAATTCGGTTAGCCAGACGGCTCGGCTGGTGCTATGTTGGCGGTGGATGCGGGTTGCGCTTCGGGCCAGATATCTCGCCAGTCGTCGCGCATGTCTCTCCGGGTGACCTGGCCATCGGTAGCAACCTCGATATCGACACAACGGCGCGGCGAAGCCGGCGCTGTTCCGCGTGCAATTTGCGACAGGAATGACGGGGATATGCCGATTTTCGCGGCCAGGGCTTTGGCGCGTCCGCGCTCACCGGAGATGTAGGTTTTGAGGTCCATGCAGCGAGTTTAGTGAATGCTAAACCGACTGTCAAGTGAATACTTCTTTAGAAAATACTAAACTCGCGTCATGGACATAATCGACATTCGCCGTAAGAACCTAGAAAAATGGGTAGCCACACATGGCGTCCCTACCAAGGAGAAAAGCTTGTTTTCTCAGCTGAAGGGCACCGCATCCTTCGGAGAAAAGGTCGCCAGGCGTCTTGAGGATGATTACAAAATGGGGACTGGGTATTTGGATACGCCTATAGGTTCTCAAGAGGATTTGGACGAGGGTGCAAGTAAAGTGATGGCGCCATCACCCGCCAGTCCGCCGCCCTGGATGGACTCCGAGGCTTTTGCGTTGCTTGGCTTATTTTACGATTTGGATATTGGGCGGCGGCGCAGGGTCATGCAATATATCAAGGACTTGAAGCCCTCCATTAAGGGCGCTGCCGGCGCGAACAAGAGTTAATTTCGCCGGCGATTTTCTCGGGAATGCCCTGGCCTGACCCTCCATTGCAACGAGATTATCACTCCTGCAGTCATCATCCATCGCGCGCCATGCTGCGATCCACCGCTCCTCATCTGTCATGTTGTCCTCGTTCTATTTTTCATAACAAGCAATCAATATAGACCTTTTACCAACCGGTAAAACGTTACATAGATGTATTTTTCACCCCTATCTGTTCGTATCTGTCCGTGAGTGAATGTAACGAATTCTCACACTCGCGCCGTTACGGATGGTCTCCAGTTCAGGTGGGTGCAACAATTGAATAGATTTCGCGTCAACAACGTTTTGTATAATTAATCACTGAATCAGCGTCGACCACCGATCGAAAAATAAAAAGGAAAGATCATGCCGCGAGTCGCAAGAGACTTAGATCGAGACGCTAGTCACACTCAAACGATTAGGGCTGCACGCAATCCACTTGCAGCATTCAAGAGGTGGTATGCCTCCCGGCAAGCGGCGCAGTTCCAGGCCGGTATGAACTACTGGCGCCAAGCCGATCCGGTGGAGCGTGCATTTATCGAAGCAGACCCGCAAACGTCTAGCGCATTTGACCGCGGCATACTGGCCGCTCGGGATGTTGAGCCTGAATATATGACCCGTAGGTAGCCCCCCTCCTCGACCGCACCCCTCTTCCCGCATTAGTACAACGCCCGGTCCGCCGGGCATTTTTTCGTCCGTCGTAAAGCAACGCGACAAAATAATTTTGTCATGAAGTTTAGTATTTGCTTGACCTTGCGCTTTAGTGTTTGCTAAACTGATTTCATCGTCTCACCAAACACCGGAGCTCACCATGAAAACCGCCCTCGACCTGCCGATCCGCCTCGGTCTCACAGACGGAAGCAACGCTACCCTGCTGGTTGACGGCAGCGGCAACGCCTTCGGTCAGTTGTTCGGCATTGACCAGGGCGTAAGTGTCACAGCTGCGCGCAAGGACAAGAGCCAGGCAGCGGGCGTCAACGCCGGTGATCTCATCGTCCGCGCCGTCAACAACTACGAGGACATGGTGTTCGCCATGAAGCACATCGCATCCACGGCTCAGCACAAGCGGATCGCGAATTACGCGACCGCGGCGCTGGTGGCTGCCAACGAAATCAAAGCCCCTCACTGATGGAGTTCACGATGAACCAATCCGCAGCAGCACTGGAACTGATCGAGGAGCGCACCTTCACCGCGCGCCTGCATGACCGCAATATCACCGGCTTGGCCGTTGAAAGCGCATGGGAGGGCTTCACGAAGTTCCGCCACTCCGCTTCCGGCCTGCACCTGATCGTTCTCGACGCCGAGCGGCGCGTCGTGTCCGGATCGCCCTCGCTGATGTCCAGCCTCGGGCTGGTGGCCGAAGAGCATTTCGTCACCGTGGCCGAGACGACGCTGCCGAATGGTCGCATCGTGCCCGCCTTCAAGTACGCCAAGTACCCTGCGTCGAAAGATGATAGCGGCGCGCTGCAGCTGAGCGCTTCGTCGAAACCGTGGGTGAACGTCAGCTTCAACGACGCTGCAGCTGCGTGCGCGGCGGCCGGCTATCAGTTGGCGCGCGAGTCGCAGGAATTGGCCATCCGCCTGCAGGTGGTACAGCAGGCCGAGAACTGGACCGGCGGCGCCGTCGGCATGGGCAAAGTGTTCCAGGGCCTGCACAAAGGCACGGTGCGCAGCGCGCAAGCGGCTGACTACGTGAGCGACGACCCAGAAGAACGCAGCTGGCACGTGCTGGCCAACGGCGAAAAGGTCTACGGCCTGGCCGGCAACATCTATACCGCGGTCTACGACGACGTCCAAGGGGACAGCAATGGCCTGTGCACCCGCATCGCTGACGACTCGCCATCCCTGATCATGGCGCCCTACCCTTCCTGCGTGAACGGCATGGGCTACCGGCCCGACGGGGCCCGCGACTGGTCCGGCCGTGCGCTCATCCGCGGCGGCTACTGGAGCGACGGCGACGGCGCCGGCGTGTTCAGGCTCGGCGGCGCGTTTCCGTCCAGCGCCGACGACGGTGTCGGCTTCCGCTGCACCAAACCCCTGTAGGTCTCTGGTCACAGGTCGCGGGTATCAGGCCACCGCGTAGCGGCGGCCATTAATTGGAGATAGTCATGGCAACAGTCACTCACCCAACCAAAGAGCAAGTCCGCATCTGGGGTAAGCAGCGCTCGCTGTCCCGCTTGCCACCACCGTCGCCCGAAGAAGTTCGCCGCCAGCTGGGCTGGGGCCTGATAGGCACGCCCACCGTTCGTTCGCGTTAGCAACCGCCGGAGCCACCCGGCGCTATTCACCAGGAGATCGAGATGGACGCAACAGTCGTGATCGAAGAGCTGCGTAAGGCGGACCGCATCATCAGCGTGATGCTCAACGCTATGACGCTGAAGCAGAAAACAGTCGTCGCCGCGAAGCTGGAGGTCGAGGGTATTTCGCCTGATGGCATGGTTCGCGCCAACGAGCGCCGCGCGGTCCTGGTCACAGCAGGTGCCCTGTGAAATCGATCATCCTCGCCACCGGCGGCCGCATCGCACAGCAACGGGTCTACGACCACCTGGATTACGCCTATCAGGACAGCGGCCTGCTCGGTTCTCTGATGAGTGGCACGCTGGACGCGCCGGACTACATGCCGGCTGGCGCCGTGCAGGCCGATGATCACTTTCGCTGCGGTGCTATGCAGTTGGCAGCGCGGCCGGGAGTTGCGGCGTGAACGCGCGTGTCCTCTTCGGCGCGCCGGGCGGCTGGTGCGAGCGTAACGGCGGCGCGCTGGTTGTGGTCATGGTGATGCTGGTCGCGCTGGCTGAATGGCTGGCCGATGTGGCCGGCGCCGCAGTAGCGAGTTTGCCATGAGTTGGCGTCCATGGATCCGTGCCCTCACCGCTTTTAGCCTCCTGGGCCTGTTCTATATCGACGCCGCGCGCAGCGATGACGAAGCGCAGCAGCAGGTGCTAGCCGCCCTGCAGGAAGTGAGCGCGGTATGGCATCCGTGATCCGCTCAGCCTGGCGCACCTGGCGCGCCGGCCACACATTCAGTCATTCAATCCGACTGGCCAGCGCCACCGCGCGGGCCGCTAAATTGCTGCGGAGGGTGCATGCAAACCGAAACCGAGGAACAACGACTGGCACGCTTGGATCGAGCTGCGGCGCGCCAGTGCCAAACGAGGTCGCGCCTGCGGTCCAGCAAGAGTTTCCGCGCCAACGAATCAGCAGCTGAGGACCGCGACCGGTTGCAGGCTGTCGCCGACCGCATGCTGGCTGACGCGCGCCGGGCGCCGAGGTCGAAGGAGCCGAAATGATCCGAGTGCATTACACGGACAAGCCACCCTGACACGCGCCGGGTACAAGGTGCACCAGGACAGTCGCATTACCAGCATCAAATGAAGTTCATACCCCAAAAAAAACTTAGGAGCATCATGAACACCACCACCCACACCGAGCAGCACGCAGTAGCAGCAGTCGAGCAAAACCTCTTCGTCACCGTGCCCGAGACCACGCTGCCCTGCGTGATCGTCGACGGCATCATCGCCCGTCCAAGCATCGTCGTGCCAGCGTTCCAAGTCGGCCAGTACCTGTGCTCGAAGGGCGCGAACGGCAAAGCCGTCGTGAGCGCCACCGGCAAGCCATGGGTCGGTATCAACTACGCCGATGCGCGTAAGGCCTGCGCCGACGAGGGCTTCTCGCTGATCACCGAGACGCAAGCGCTGGCCCTGGCGTTCAACCTGTTCCAGCAGGATGCGAACTGGATTAGCGGCACGGTCGGCGAAGGCAACATGTACCAAGGCCTGCACCTCGACCTGGACGACGTCAACGAGCCGTATGCCGGCGACTTCGTGTCGAGCGATCCTTCCGAACGTCGTACCTTCTACTTGTCTAACGGCGAAGCTGTGATGGATGCCGCCGGCAACGCCGAAACCTGGGTCTTCGACGATGTCCAAGGTGACGCCAACGGTCTGACCACGCAGGCCTTTGCTGCCGACTCACCATCGATCGCCACTGCGCCGTATGCCTCCATGGAGCGCGGCATGGGTTGGCGGCCGCGCGCCGGAAGCGGCTGGTCCGGCATTGCGCTCTTCCGCGGCGGCTGCTGGTACGACGGCGGCGACGCCGGCGTGTTCAGGCTCCTCTACGCGCGTCCGTCCTTCGCCTACGGCTCTGTCGGCTTCCGCTGCACCAAAACCCTGTAGGTCTCTGGTCACAGGACACTGGTTCCCGGTCACTGCGCAGCGGTGACCGGGCCTCTCAACACTGAATAGGCAGGACGAAAATGCCGAAATCCGAATCGCAAGTACCGACACAGGCCGAGATGGGCCAGTTCTCGATTCGCGCATATCGTGGAATCGAGGTCGGTCTCGGTCAGGAAGATCCGATGGCCGACGTCTCGGCCCAGTTGGAACAGAAGCATCCTGGACACCTCGTACTGGTGCAAGTCGGCCGCTTCCTGCACGGCTACGACCGCACGGCGCACGCACTCAACACCCTCAAAAACTATCAGCTGAGACTGGTCAATACCAGCGACGCGCCGCACATTCGCGTGGGTTTCCCCGCCGGGAATTTCAAAAAGCGGCTGTGGTCCATGGTGGAGGAATTCCAGATCCCGTACGTTGTCTACCTCGGCAGCCGTGCCGAAGGCTACACGCTTTACGTTTCCGACCAGGCCGGCGCCAATGCTTCGGTCCTTAATGCGGTCTCCGACAAGATCGTTCAGCAGGTAATTGCAGACCTGCGCGCTCGCGGCGAGGTCAACCAGACTGCAACGAAACAACTGCTGGCCAACCCCGACAGCGCCGGCTTCAAGCTGAAGACGCAAGCCCAGGACCTGGACACGCAGCTGCTGCACGACATCATCAAGATGCCGCGCGACCTGCGCGTCACCTTTGGCGAGAACGTGCGTGCGTGTATGGCTCGGGTCATGGGCAACGTGTACGCCTACGGGACGGCTGCGGACCGCCGCGCCGTGCTGCATGCCATCTCGGCCGACATCGACCTTCTCAAACACTATCTGACCCAGGCCCCACGGCTAAGCAAGCTCAAACTTGCATTCGACCACCGCGCTGGCTTAGCCGTTGAGCTTGGTCGCCTGGTCGGCGGCCTGCTGCGCGCCGGAAAGGCAGCATCATGATCAACGAAGGGGGTGGTCTGGTAGGTCCGGCAATGCGCTCATCCGCGGCGGCTACTGGAACGACGGCGACGACGCCGGCGTGTTCAGGCTCAACAACGCGAATCCGTCCAACGCCAACGACAATGTCGGCTTCCGCTGACCCAAAAATTACATGCTTAGACGCTGAGCCTGCTCACGGAAAGCCAATTCTTGGTCGATCAGCTCCTGGGATAAACCCGAAAGCACGGCGCTGCGCCAAACCGAAAACCGCTGCGGGGCTTCCGAGTGCCGCAGCGGAAAGCGGCCCAGCGCCAGCACCGTTCCATCGCATGACCGACCTGTCCCGCCTGTTCGGCTGCTGGCTTAAAGCGCGGAAAAACAAGTCCAAGTGCCCACGCGTGCAGCGCTTCGGCGACGATCCGCTACGCTACGTGGCCAGCATCCAGCAGCAGCTGCGCGAGCGCCGCTACACCTTCGGGCCGTACAAGACGTTCGTCATCCGCGAGAAGAAATTCAGGCATGTCGTCGACGCGCCGATGAAGGATCGGATCGTGCACTGGATGCTCTACGACTACATGCTGCCGATCTGGCAGCCCCGCTTCATCGCGGACACCTACGGCAACTTGCTGACTTTGCCCGCGCGCGGGATGCTAAGTGGGTGTTGCAGCTGGACATTTCGAAGTATTTCTATTCGGTGAATCACTCGCTCTTGAAGGCGCGGATCCTGCGCTACATCGGCGACCAGGACATCCGCACTCTGCTGGTGAACCTGGTGGATTCGTTCCGTTCAGGCGATGAGCATGACCACCTGTTCCCGGCCACGAGTCTGTACCGGCGCACCCGCGACAAAGGAATGCCTATTGGGAATCTACCCAGTCAGCTCTTCGCGAACGTCTACATGAACGATTTCGACCACTGGCTGAAGGAAGTGCTGCACGTCCGCCACTACGTCCGATACGTGGATGACATGGTGATCCTGGGCGAATCCCGCGAGCAGCTGATGGCGATCAGTGCCGCGATCGTTGAGCGACTCGCTGCAGATGGCCTGACCATCCACCCGAAAAAGGTGCGCGTGGCGCCGGTGGCCGACGGCGTGCCCTTCCTCGGCTACATCGTCTGGCCAAACCATATCTCCGTGGGCGCCTACGGCCGGCGCCGGTACCACCAGCGCCTGCGCCAGCATGAGGTGGGCGGCTACGACCGCAGCCAGGCGCTCACCTCCTACAAAGCAATGTTCAGCCATACCGGCCCCACCAATACAGGGAGATAGACGATGTTCTTCAAAAACGCACAAATTTACTGCCTGCCCGCTGGCTGGGCATTCACGGCCGAGCAGATGATGACCGCGCTGGCACCCCATGCCTTCACGCCCGCCAGCAGCAACGAGCTGCTGCGCCAGGGCTGGGCCGCACCGCGCGGCGCCGACCTGGTTCACGTCGTCAATGGCCAGTGGCTCATCCAACTGCAGTCCGAAAAGAAGCTGCTTCCTGCCACCGTCATCAACCAGGTGGCCAAGGCCCGCGCCGCAGAGATGGAAGAGGCGCAGGGTTTCGCGCCCAGCAAGAAGGCTATGAAGGAACTGCGTGAGCGCGTCGCCGACGAGTTGCTGCCGCGCGCGTTCAGTGTCGCCAGTACCACCAACGTCTGGATCGACCCTGTGCACGGCTGGTTGGTCGTTGACGCCGCCAGCCCCTCGAAGGCCGACGAAGTAATCAAGCTGCTGCTCAAAGCGGTCGACCGCATGCCGCTGGAAAGCCTGCGCGTGCAGCGCCCGCCGGTGGGCGTGATGACTGAATGGCTGCAATCGGACGAGGCGCCCGCCGGCTTCACGATCGACCGCGATGTGACCATGCGCGCCACCGGCGAGAGCAAAGCCCAGGTCAAGTACGTGCGCCACACGCTGGAAGCGGACGAACTGCGCCGCCACATCGCCGCCGGCAAGCAGTGCACGCGCCTGGCCATGACCTGGGAGTCGAAGATTTCCTTCGTTCTGGACGAGTCGCTGGCCATCAAGTCGATCAAGCCGCTGGATGTGCTGAAGGAAACCGAGGCGAGCACCCGCAACGACGACGAGCGCTTCGACGGCGACTTCATGCTGATGACCGGCGAGTTGGCCAAGATGCTGGCCGACGTGGTGGAGGCGCTGGGTGGCGCGTGCGAGGGCGAAGCGCCTGTGGCGCGGCCAGCGGAACCAGCCAAGGGCAACGAGCCAGTGCGTGAGCAGCGCCCGGTGCTGTCACTGAATGAGCGCGTAGCTCAAGGCCTACGTGATCGCGGCCTGACCGTAGTGCCGCACGAAGATATCATCCCGCTCGGCGACGGCGGCGCCAGCGATCCGCTCTACGACCAGGCCGTGTCCATCGTTCGCGCCCAGCGGCGTGCATCGGTCTCGCTGGTGCAGCGCACGCTGGTGATCGGCTACAACCGCGCGGCGCGACTGATCGAGGCGATGGCGGCCAAGGGCGTGATCACCGGCACGCAGGGCGTGTACACCGTGGTAGCGGCGGGAGCGGCAGCATGAGCGCCCACGAAAACAGCACCGACAGCGCCATGGTTCAAGAAGCGCTCAAGGCAGTGGCAATCCTACCCCGCCTCAAGCCAGAGGAGCGCAGTTCATATCTGAGCGCCCTACTGATGATCTCGTACAAATTGCTTCGCACCGTTGAGGGTGAAGACTTCGTGCGCGGCTGGCTTGAAAGCGCGCTTGATGAGGTGCGGACCGAGTCGCCGGACGTGAAGATAAATGAGTTCCACTAGGAGGCAGCGTGAACACAATGAATTTGATTCAACCGGCGCGGGTCATGCGCGACGAAACCGGCTGCTGGTGGCACCCGGACATGCCCGAGTTTGAAGAGGGCCAGAGCGACGAGTGGCGCGCCTGGCAAGCCGAGCAGCAGCTGGAAATCAGGCATGCTTGCCTCGACGGCGAGGATATGGATCACCCCGTCTACATCGCGATTTTCGATGAGGGCGGCTGCGACTTCTCCGGATGGGAACCGACGGCGCCGGCCGGCGACGGTTGGTTCACGCTGTGCATCGGCGATACAGAAGACGGGCCGCAGTGGTGCTGGGCGCGGCGTACGGCACCGGAGGCCCCATGAATACCCGCCTCACCATCGAACAGCAAGCCCTGGCCGCCTGCCGTGAATTTGTGCGCGCTTCGGCTCACGCCCTGAAACTCACGCGCGACCTGGGCGCGGAATTGCTGCGCTGCCCTAACGGGGGGGCAACCATGCGTGCCTGTGACTGCCCGCACTGCAAGCAGGCTGCCAAGCTGGTAAGGGAGCGCCAGCAGGTATCGCAGCGCCTGAGCGTCGCTAAGCGGCATATCGACCGCGTGGGGAGGGCTTCGGCATGAGCGTCACCGAAAAACAGTTGGACATCCTGCATCACACGCTAGGCCTGACGCCTGAGCATCGCACGCCGTACCGCAATCACTACGTCGCAGGCGACGGCCATTACGCCATGCCGGAACTGACGGAGCTGGAAGCGATGGGCCTGATGGTTCGCCGCGCGGCGCCGGCTTTCTGTGATCCTGACGACATCCTGTTCCTGGTCACCGATGCCGGCCGCACCCTGGCGCTGGATCTGCTACCGCCCCCGCCGAAATACAGCCGGTACGAGGAATACCTGCGGAGCGAGGTCTGCGAGTCGTTCGCCGAGTGGTTGGGGATCGAAGTGCCGAAGCGCGACTACCACCCTAGCCACTGGTCAAGCGACCCGAAATACGGGTGGGTGCGCCTGCGCTCGTCGCGCGCGACCGGTGAGTACGGCAAGACCTTGAAGGACGCCAAGGCCAGTTACAAGGCCGCGCTGGCGGCGCGCCGGCCACGCCATGCCACAGCGGAGGTCGCATGAAAGAGCGCCCTATCCTCTTCAGCGCCCCAATGGTGCGCGCCCTGCTGGACGGCAGCAAGACGCAGACGCGGCGAATTATGAAGCCGCAACCTGAGCCAGTTCCTGACAAGCCTGGTGAATTTTGGTGGCCATGCAACGCTTTCCAGTCCATGGTCACGGTTTCCTCGACACAAATACCTGAAGCGCATGGCATGGCCGGTGATGCGTGCCCCTACGGCGGTCATCGCGAGCGCCTTTGGGTGCGCGAAGCCTACGCGGACATCGGCTGTCGGCTCACGTACCGCGCCGATGAAGACGACGGCGCGCGTTGCAAAGTGAAGAAGTGGACGCCATCCATCCATATGTTCCGTGCCGACAGCCGCATCCTGCTGGAGATCATCAGCGTACGCGTGGAGCAGCTGCAGAGCATCAGTGAGACCGATGCGCGCGCAGAGGGCGTCCATATCGAAGATCGCCACAAGGGCGGGTACTGCGCTGGCGAATTCCTACCACCGTCGATTCGCGCCTTTCGCGAATTGTGGGAATCGATCAATGGCGCCGAGAGCTGGAACGCCAATCCATGGGTATGGGCGGTCGAATTCAAGCGGGTGCTGCCATGATCCCCAGCCCCGACCAGGTAGGCAAAGAGCGCGCACGCGGCAACTGCACGTCACGCGGCCCGGGCTTCACCTTCCACTGCGCCAAGTGCCAGCAGCGCAAGGGACTCACCGGGAGTAAGAATATCGGCCGCAAGCGGTACTGCGCTGATTGTGTGGCACTTGAACTCAACCCCAACTGAAAGGGATGCCATGAAAAACAAACCGCAAACCGGCCCGAACTGGGGCCTGATCATCCTGGTGATCGTGGTGCTTGGCCTGTGGACCGGCGCCATGGTCGACGTATATGTTGAATGGAGTGCAGCGTGATGGACCTCAATCCTCTAAATGACAAGATGACCCCGCAGGCACAGTGCGCGCTACCAGATGCACAGATCGCATGGGCGCTGGACCACCTCATGACGCTTGTTGTGAAAGCTGGCACGCAGCCTGACAGCGTTCGCGCACTGAAGGCTGTAGAAGATGCGTTAGCCGCGCCATCACAGTGCGCAGCGCCGGATGAGCGATCGTTCCAGTGCGGCGATCTGCGCGCGGAGATCATGGCTATCAAATGGGTTGAGCCAGAAGACATCGACGAAACCGCGATTGACGACATGGAATTGGCTACACACCGGGAAGGATTTGAGGCATTCCGCAAAGCTGCCATAGCCTTGATCGCAGCACAGCCAGCGAAGGCGGAAGCGCCAGTGCAGGTGAAGCTGGTGGATATCGTTCTGCACTGCCCATCTTGCGGCTTACAACACATCGATGCGCCGGATGATCGCACACCGAATTGGAAAAACGAGCCCCACCGTTCACACCTATGCCACGGTTGCGGTCATATATGGCGTCCTGCTGACGTTCCTACAAATGGAGTGAGCGCGGTAGCGACCAAAGGTAAAGTTGACAGTCCTATCCACATCCCCGCCCCGGCCATAGGCGAGGAAGCTGAATGCCCTGCCTGCAAAGGTTCCAGTGTGCCGGGTGAGATTCGTGGTGTTCGGTGCCTCAAATGCAATGGAACGTGCGTGGTTACAGCCATGGGCGAGGAACTGCCGCCGAGCGTCACCTTGAGAGCTTTCCAGGCGGCAGACAGCAAAGCGTGGAACATCGCCATCAAGCACCCATTTGGCACGTCATGGGTCCGCATGTCCGACCAGCGCGATGTGAAGCTTGCCGAGTTGCTGAACAGTGGCCGCGCCTGCATGGCCCTGCGCCACGACGCCCACGCTCCCGCCGCGCTCCGCGCATACGCCGATTCCTGCGCCGACAGCCACCTGCAACTAGCCGCCGATCTGCGCGACGAGTTCGGCACAAATTGTACTTCGGAAGAGGCGCTGGAAATTCTCGATCAACTGATCGATAGCATCACCAAGCATGGCAATTACAGCCAGGAAGTCACGCTCATCATGCTCGGTCAGTTGCGCCAGTGCGTGGCCGCTGCATTTACAGCCCCATCACCGGAAGGACAGCCATGAGCGCGCCTAAACGATGGGACGACCGGATGGTTGAGGAATTCGGTAAAGATTGGCGCGACCACGATTGCGCAAGCTACATGCGCGATGAATTACGTGACCTCCGCGCAGCCCTTGCTATTGAAAGCGCTGCGCTGGCCGATGCTGTACGCCATGTCAGTAATCTGAAGGAGCGCGCAGCCCTTCAGGCGCAGCCGGGCGAAGCCAAAGATGCGCAACAAGTGGTGGAGCAATCCCCATACGAGGCGATCACGCTTGCTAACCTGCGCGCGGGGAAGCTATCGGCGGCCCGCGTGTATGTCGGCTACTGCGAACTAAGCGAAGAACTGAAGGCCGCCAATGGCGCAATCAAGCGCTATCAGGCACAGGCTGCGCCAGCGCCATTTACAGCGGACGATGTTACGCAGGAATTCACGCTGGACACGATTGTCAGCGGCCTGCTCCATGACTGCGAACACGGCCCTGAGGTATGGCGCGCAGCTCTGGACGAGTATATTCGCGTCGAGCGCAATCTGGCGGATTTAGCCAAGCCAGCACCGGCCACGCTGAGTGATGACGCCGCCGAAGGCTTAGAAATACTCGACAGTCTGATCGAGAACATTGAAGCGCAAGGCAACTACAGTAAACACACCACGATAGGATTCCTACAACAGATTCGCCAGTGCATCGCCGCTGCCAGTAGCAGCCAAGAGGATGCCAAGGATGCGGTAATCGCTACCGTCACCATTTCCAAATGGAGGGGATTGGAGAATACAGAGTTCCAGCTTCAAGCCGATCTTCCTGACGGAACGCACAATCTTTATCTTGAAGCGACCAATGGCAATCAAAGCCGGGATAGTCAAGATGCTGCACGGTACAGGCTAATAAAATCAAAGATTGGGCTCTACGCCGGATGGTGGCAAGTTCAAATCAGGCCAGCAAAATCCGTTCCGTTAGAAGACATTGAAATCTATTTCGAACGCGACATCGACGCCGCCCTGGCCGCTAAGGAGACGAAATGAGCGACTACTACGCAGTGAGCGTCCGCGTCGAGTTCGGCGTGATTGCCAGCTCGGAAGAGGAAGCGGAGGAAATGGCGCGCGAACTGGTGCCTATCGATGACGTTCCAGCCCGAGCCATAGCTAGTACTGAAGTTTATCTCACGCCGAATCAATCGGATCAGATCAAACGCTACGCAGTGAATGCCGAATAACCCTTCGCCCACAGGGCACGAAAGAACATGATGAACGAAATTAAATTGCCAACGCCATGCAATTTCTGCAACGGACGAGGAAAACGTCAGGGCATGCTTTCCATCGATACTGTGCGCTGCATGCCATGTGACGGCACCGGCCTGCTTGTGGAAGATACCGCGCCACCAGTAGCCGAAGCCACTCCCGCGCAGGCGGTGAATTGTGGCGAACTATCGGCGCAGCACTCATGGGTCGGCCAGCTGAATGGTATCGAAGCGGGCTATTCCATAACCGCTTCGACCAACCCTCACCCGGACATTATCTTTAACCCGATGGCGGGCGAGGCCGAAGTGCTGCGCCTCACCAAAGATGGTTTC